TGGCTGCTCCAGTCAAGGTTGAGGAGGAAGAGGTGCCAGACGCCCCATCAGTCAAGGAGGAGTGAGCGAGACCGAGTCTGAAAGACTCGTGATCCCCTCCCTACCAAATACTATCCACAATATCGTATTTTAGGCACTTCTTTGAGTCCATGTAAATATCGCGCTTGAGCAACTTGTTTAGGCGCCTTTCGGGAATGTTCGTCTCCCAAGTATAAATATCGCGAAAACGTTTCATAAATTTCTCAAGGTTATCCATTTGTTCCTTGAAGTCTTCGAACTTTCCCCAGGCTCCGTCCATATTCAGCTGATGAATCAATATGTACGAATTCTGAGTCATATGTCGAGTCCGACCTCCCAAAAGGAGAAATGTGGCTGCCGAGGCACACACGCCGTCGGCAATAGTCCGCACCTTGACGCGAGTGAGGCTCGCAATGCAGTCCATGGCGCTCAGACCAGAGTGCATGTCACCTCCGTCGCTTCGAATGAAGATGCGAATCTCGGGCTTGATGTGTTCGAGACCCAGGTCGAGGTGCTTGTGAAGCAACTCCTTCTCAAGCTTCCTCAGTTTTAGATTCAATTCGAGAACTGTTGGCTCGCATACATCACAGTGAAAGTAGACATCCGAACCCTGGACTCGGATATACTCCTCTACGTGCTCACGGTCGCACTCCATTTGTTAAACAGCCAAGCTCTTCTTTAGGCTCGCGAGAGCCTTCACCTTCATCTTGCGGAACGGATTCAGGTGGTTCATGACGTCCATGTCTTGCGGTAAAAAGTTATACTCTTTCAATATTTCTATGTTTCCAATCTCGGCGTAAGTCCTCAGAAGCATCAGCTCGTCGAGAGTGAGCTTCTTTCCAGGGACCCTCTGAGCCATTGCGGAAATGCGCTTTGTCCGCATGCACATGTGCTGATACTTCGTCCAAGTTGACCCGGGTCTCAGTGGTTCCTTGAGCCTGTGGCCAATCTCCAAAGCCGGAAGAACGCATCCATACATATTACAATATTGATACAAATCCCACTCACCCTTGTAGACCCTGTTTTCATACACGTCAGCCAGTGCGAAATACTCGGATACGACATCTGTCCGGATCCCCTTGGCATCCACGTAATTTTCATGCAAAATTGAGGCAACATTCCCAGGCTCGTGAACTGCATACCCCAAGAACTTCATCGGGTTAAGGGTCGACCGGTCTGACACGAGATCAGCTATGAATTCCTTTGTTCCCTGAAACAAGTCCTTATAGTCCCCCTTGAAGTTGAGACTCTGTATCAGGAAGCGAATATCTCCCCTGGACTGATGAATGGCCTCATCGGTGACACCAGGTACTATCCGCCGCATCTCATCTGGCGAGTACGGAGGGAACTCCCAGGTTTCTATTTCAAACGCAAACTTGGGAGGTATCTGTGACACGACGACAAAGAGTCCATTTGTGGGTCTCTTTTTAATTTCAGACAGTCCAACAAGTTCTTGGACGCATTCATACTCATCCAATATTACGTTTATTTCGGTCCCTTCAATTTTGTTCAGAAAATCAATGGTCCCTTGGTGACTCCGAAGGATGTCTGCGGTGATCTCAACTGCCGGGTCCAGGGCGTCATGGACGGCCCAAGTCTTCCCAAGACCTGTCCTCCCCAACACGCACACAGCTGGCCCGAGCTTCGTAAATTCGTACTCTCTTTTTTGTGGACCCTTTGTAAGGTATCTATCCATGCCTGAGAGTGAAGAAGGAGAGGAAGAGTCCCTTACTAATCAAGTTCTAAGTATGATTTTAGAAAATAACGCGATAAGGAACACTGCGTTTCCTTACCTTACAGGGTATCTTGTTTTTAACATCATCATCCTGATATTACTGATTTATATTAGCGTTCGAATATCAATTAGATAATGTATAAAGTTTTATATATCATAGAAAATATGGGATGGATATATCTTATAAAAAATATTATAAATGGTAAATGTTATATAGGTCAAACAAGTAGCAAAAATGTAAGAGATAGATGGTATGCTCACCGTTCACATCCTTCTGGATGTTTAAAAAAGGCGTTTAAAAAATACGGAATAGAAAATTTTGAATTTTCAACTATATGCGAAATACCTGAAAATGACGGATGGCGTGAAGAATTAGATGCTCGAGAAATTCTTGAAATTAGAGAAAGAAATACTCTTACACCGAATGGATATAATATTGAACAGGGTGGAAACAGAAATAAAATTGTTCAAAAAGAAACTAGAAAAAAGATAGGAGACGCTAATAGAGGAGAAAAAAGTCCTCATTTTGGAAAATATTCGTATAATCACCCAAGGTCAGAAAAAATAGAAAAATGGTCTAAAGATGGTATCTTGATATATACTTATTCATCTAGTAGAGATGCTGCGAAAGATGTTGGCGTGACCCCTGCATCTATTAGTGCTTGTATAATAGGTAAAACAAAAACTTCAGCTGGTTTTGTATGGAAAAAATATTTAGTAATAAAATGAAGGAACCTATAAAGGTCTATCGCTCCCGTAATGGGGTCCATAAATTCATGGCGGTGTTTCCGGAAGGAAAGACGGTTCGGTTTGGCCGGAAGGGCTATTCGGATTACACTATCCACAAGGATGCTGAACGGATGAAGCGTTACTTGACGCGTCATCGGAGCCGCGAGTCATGGGGGCGCGCAGGGCGCTACAGTGCTGGTTTCTGGTCTCGCTGGCTCCTGTGGTCCAAGCCGAGCCTTGAGGGCGCCAGGAAAGAGACGCAGAGAGTTCTAGGTCAGAAGGTTAAAATAATCTAAAATGAGGGGAAGAATTCACGCGCGCTATAGCTGCATTGTGAATCTGGCGCGTGCCAGCATTCACGTGCGCCGCGAGAGCACGGGCCTCTGGCGTGTTTCCCATGCGACCGATAATGGCTCGTCTGGCCCGGTTCTGAGCAGCCATGGAAGCAGCCATGAGCTGATTGCGTGCGTAAATTTTCGCGCGGCGCTGAGCGTTGTTTGCGAGTTGACGCGCCCTATTCTGAGCCATCCTCTTTATCGCATTGGTACCTGAACTTCCTAGTTTTTTAGCAAACATACCAACAATTGCAGAAGACATTTATTTATTACAATATTAATTATTAGACGCTTGACTAGAGATGGTCTGACTCAGGCGGGCAAACATATCGGGAGTTCTCGCCGTATCATAGTTGACCGTGTTTCCGGCGTGAATTCCCATAGACCCAGCCTCCGCAAACGCATCTTGGTTCGCGCCGAGGTACATCACCGTCCAGCCCTCCTTGGTCTTCTGCTCGATGAGGTCCTTGACGTGCGCCTTTGTATATTCGCGACTTGCGTTCTCGTGACCATCCGTCAAGATGATGAGGGTCGAGACCTCACTGGTGTTCTTGATAGTCTTGCCGATGGCATCGAGAAGCGCAGTCGACCCGCGCGGCTTGAACGTCTCGCGAGTCAGGGGCTTTACATTCTTGAGATCGACATTCTCATAGGCCACGTAATACTCGTGGTCAAATTGCACCAGGGTGAGATTGCCTCCCAGAGCCTTTTGGTCCGTCACGAAGGAGTTGAACCCTCCAATCGTGTCGTCCCAGCACGACTCCATAGATCCAGAACGGTCCAGGAGGAAGATGATGTTGCGGTTCGCCATTGATGTTACAGAGTCTGGCAACCTTAAGCTCTTAGCCGCCACAGGACTCGAATTTTCTACTTAGAAATAAAATGTTCATAAGACCTAGAAGTCTTACTTCTGATGGTCGGGGTCGGAGTTCTCACAGAACTCCTTCTCTCACAAAAACCTGAAGATACCTTTTACGTTTACGAATTGGGCATTCTAGAACGGGCGTACAAAGAGTGGACGCGGGTATTCCCGACCATCCGTCCATTCTACGCCGTCAAATGTAATCCGGACCCAAAGGTTGTAGAAACCCTGGCAGCTTTGGGTTCTTCGTTCGATTGCGCAAGTCCGGCCGAGATTGATCTCGTGTTAGGAATGGGCGTTGAGCAAGAACGGATCATCTATGCGAACCCGTGCAAGCGTCCTCAAGACATACTACACGCAAAAACCCTAAATATCGCGAGGACAACCTTTGATAGCGTTTCTGAACTCAAAAAGTTAGCCAAGGCTGGCTGGCAAGACGTGGTCCTTCGGATCCGATCTGATGACCCAGAGGCTCGGTGCAATTTAGGAATAAAATACGGAGCCGAGAAGTGGGAATGGCCTACACTCTTCAGGGAGTGCAGCAATTTAGGATTGAAATTGGTGGGTATCTCATTCCATGTGGGATCCATGGCAAGGAATCCAGTAGCATTCAAGAATGGGATCCTTTTGGCCATTGAGGCTGCCACCATGTCCAGGGAATGGAATTTTGATCCAAAATTGATCGACATAGGGGGAGGCTTCTCTTCAACCAACGTGTTTGATTTGGGCCCAGTCCCAGAACAGATCAATGAGACTATCCAGAAGTTTCCAGAATTTACCTTCATAGCCGAACCCGGTCGGTACATGGTTGAACACATGGCGACTCTCGTGACTCCGGTCATGGGAGTCAAAGGAACCGGTATCACTATAAGCGAAAGCCTCTACGGGGCGTTCAATTGCGTTTTGTTCGACCACGCAGAGCCCTTGCCCGGGGAATACCTGATGGCAGATGAACCCGGGGGTCTCATCCCTCGCGTAGTTTTCGGTTCCACGTGTGATGGTGGTGACCTTATATCCAAAAAACTGATGCTCCCGTGGAACCTTGGCGAGGGAGATTGGATCGTCTGGCCCAGAATGGGAGCCTATACGTCCGCAGCCACTACCCGGTTCAATGGCATTCCTTTTAACGAGAGGCAAGTGTTTGTAGTGCAGTAACGCTATACGTACCAATCATTGCAACAGCATTTGTCATTACAGAATCAGCAGTCCATCGCAGACCCTTGCACGTTGGCGAATTCCAAGAGAAAATTGAAGTCCAAAACCCAGCACACTGGGTGAAGTACATATACTCTGCAATGTACCTCACAAAGTGAGAACCAACAATGATAGCAGCCGCCTTTAAATACATAAGTTAAAAGGGTAGCTTATCTTTAAAATAGTATGGATGGCCCTATCGACACTGACAAGCAGGTTCGCCAAGAACCACTGGGTCTTCCACCTGGTTTCGAGTGGTCTTCGTGTGAGATTGGCGAGGTCCAGAAACTCCTCGCTGAATATTACGTAGAAGATCCGGATGCTCGTTTTCGACTCACATATTCTGAAAAGTCTATCGAATGGGCCACGGGTGGGCCGGGCGCAGTCCCAGATTGGTCCATTGGCGTTCGAGCCTCAGAGAGTCGCAAGCTGTTGGCGTTTATTTCAGGGAAGCGCATGAAGGTTCGAGTAAATAAGAATGTTATTCAAATGG